CGGGACGCCAATCCCGCGTCCGGAATCCGGACAGGGAAAATATACCATATTGAAGATATTGCTGTTGAGCTTTACGCGGCTCCCCCAAACTCACGCTGAGACTCCCGTACCGACGGATTTCACCCACTTCCTGATATCGTCTACCTTGAACCTCGTGCACTTTGGGCTGAGGCGCACGGGCCGAGGGAACGAGGGATCTTCCTTCACCTTTTTCCACACGGTGCTTTCCCCAATCGAGAGCATGGCCGCGGCTTCTTTCACATCCACCATCAGTAGCCCCAGCGGGGGGATTGTTCTGTCACGCTTCCTCATTTCTCGCTCTCCTGTTCATCTATTGCTTTATCTATAGCGGCCAAAGCTTCCTCCCCATATCCGGACACAAAAAGCTTGATTGCTTTTGAGATTTCTTTGGCTCCAGGACCGCTGATCGCATTAGCGTTTTCACAAGTCATTCTGTATTCCTTATGGTAAAGATCGCGCGAGCCTATCGGGTAGTTATGCTCCAGGAGCCATATCAGATACCAGCGCGCCTTTTTCAGGTCATCAACTGCATTTCCCTTATATGGGGCGCGCATCAGGTACTTCACAACGTTCCCAGAACAGAAATCCCGATCAGCAACGATCTCGATGACTTCGTGCGGCAGCTGGTTATAGTGCGCCGGGTGATTGATTTTTTCTTCAGTCATGGGTGAATCTTTTCTTAGAAGGGGATGTCTTCGTTCACGAACGTATCGTGTGCCGGCGCTTCATCTCGCTTGGGAGACTCGAACGATTCGGCTGCGGACTTCTTCTTAAGCGTGCGGTCCGACAGAGTCTTCAGCCGGGCGTCCACTGCCTTTGCTTCCGGAGCCTTCTCAAGAATTTCCCGGGCGTTCATGCGGGTGTCGGCGTCGAACGGCGTGAGGAGCTCCATGTGGAACGGGTACTTCTCATCAGACGGATCATTCACTCGCTGAAGGATCACGCCGATCTTCTTTCCTTCGAGATCATGGAAGCGCTCAACGTCCTGAGAGTTACCGTTCGAGTACTTAATGACGCCCAGCGTGGAAGAGATCGAACGCTTACGAAGAACCGTCATCACCGCGTCCACAATCCCTCGAGCGAAAGAGTCAGATCCATCCCGCTTCGTAATGCACATATTCAGACGAGCGGACCGCCCGTCGTTCGCGAAGAAGTTGAACACCATGAAGCCGGCACCCGACCTCGTGGTGTAGTAGTACGCGTCATGGAACTGACCGATATAAGCGCCGGATTCCGTGATGGCACTGGGGGCCCGGCAAGATTCCTTGGCGCGATCCGCGTTAAGAGTGAAGTCCATTTGTTTTCCTTTTAAAAATGGGGATTACTTGATTCGAAGAGACGCCGGGCCGGTCACCAGCTTGGCACCCGGGATATCAACGCCATCCTTCAGCGCAATCTTCATTGCGGCTTTGCTGAGTTCTTTCTTGACGATGTAGAACTTCTCAGGGATCTGCTTCTCGTCGTAGATAGAGACGGTCGGCATACCCTTGGCAACCGATACCTTGCAAAGCGGGTTCTCGGCTTTGACGAGTCCGTTCTGCTGCATGTGCTGAAGGGCATAGGACTTCAGCCAATCAGCGCGTGAATTGAGGGATTTGGCTCGGGCGGAAAGCTGAGCAGACGCTTCCTTGCATGCCTCCGCGTTAGCCTTGAGTTCCTTGACGTAGAGACCGATACCGCAGATCTTCTCTTCGAACTGTTCGTGAAGAGCGTCGATCTGGGCGGCCGCTTCGGGGAGAATTTCACCGGTATCTTCATCAACCGGAAGGTTTTCGAAGAGTTCCCGGATACTTTCATCAAGCTGATACAGCGTTAGTTTTGTCGCCATTGGTGACTCCGTAGTAAGTGCAGATAGCTTTGTCGACAGCAGCCAGGTCGTTCTCGATTTCTGCCGTTTCGAACATCCCCATAGGAGACTTGACGGTGTCTGAACCTGAGTTCTGGGTGCTGAAGTAGTACTGGCCGTTCAAAACGTGAGTCCGAAGAACAGTTGTGAACATGCCCTCGACCACGATCTTGTCGTCGAGGAGCTTTCCCAGTGTTTTGATCTTGGTGTTGCCGAATTCGTCGGTAGTGGTGTGAGCGAGGATGTAGACGCGCTTGTCTCCATCGAGCTGAGAGGCGACCTGGCAGATATCAAAGCCGGCACCGCCGATCGCGTTGAACTTGTCGAATGACTTCTCATCCCGCCGAGCCATATACATGTTGGCGAGGATGTACTGCCAGTCATCAACCACGATGATGTCGGCCTGAGACTTTTTCATAGCCGCCACAATGATCTTGGGATCATCTGTGACGTAGATGTTCCCGCCATTGTTCCCGCTTTTGGTGAATTTCCTCTCGAACCAGCCGGTGGGCTTGAAGGGGAGTGGTTTCCTAGTCGGCTGAATCAGAAGCGTTCTGGACGGATCCAGATTCCTCAGACTTGCTGTTTTGCCGGTGCCGGATTCGCCAAGAATTAGTGTTGCGTAACTCATTGCTTCTCCATAAAGATCCAACTTGAAAAAACCGACCGTTGTGTCCTTAAGAAAAGCAACAACGGTAGGCTTTTTCCTCCCAGCTCAGGTCAACTGCCCCTGGCATATGGCTCAGAAGAGCTTCTGGGAGTTAGCCGCGTCAGGTCGTACGGCTGTCTGCTCGAGCGTCCCCGTAATGCCGTTTACGGATCAATGCTGTCCGGGGCATTGCACCCCTGTCACTTGCCTTCATTGCAAGATCTTGTGTATGGCTTTGAGCCATGCATAAGAACTCGGTTCTGAGGATCTCCTTGTGGGAAGATTGAATTGAGCGGTTCCACCAAAACGCTCTTTCTTTCATCCACAAGGAGAAAAGCTATGTCTGACTCAAATTCATTCACCTCCGCCGAGGTGACCCAGATCATCGTTGCCGGCCTGCAGTCTGGGGCGATCGTTCTTCCCTTCAGCAGAAAATTCAACGTTGAAAAGTTCAATCAGAAACTTGGCGACCACCTGAAGAATCCGGGGGTCGGTAATGGGGGCACGCTGGAGGAGAAATACGAGGAGTTCACTTCCAAACGACTCGCCTACCAGCTTGGCGGTCTTGCCCGTATGGACGCCATCTACTTGCTTTGCCTCAAAGAGGCTCTCCTCACCGGGCTTACGGATAAAGAAACCGAGAGGATCATCGACGCCGCCACCAGCGAGTTCGTGTAACTCTTTAAGCCGATTGAGAAGGTAGCCGTTCACTTGCGGTGCGACATCAAAGTCCACTTCTTGTTTGGCGATTCCACATGCAGCCGCCCACATATCCCGGGCGGCTTCTTCAGTAATGCGGAGCGGTTTTTCGTTTTTATCCATCGCAGACCTCAATTGATCGAGAACTCGAGAATCCCAAAGAAGGACAGGAGCACGGCCGTGATCACGAAGATCGAGAGGAACGTGACAGTGGCTTCGAAGATCCATCCGAGGATCTCTTTAGCCGTGTCCTCTTCGACAGCGAGCTTCTCGGTCGCTTCACGCTCGCGGCGGGCGGCTTCGTACTGGCTTTCCTTGATGCTGTCTTCAGTCATGGCGCGCCTCCTCAGAACTCTTCTTCCTGATCACGCTTGAGGGACTCAAGGTCGTCCATGATTTCGCCTTCATCCGGCATGGCGTAGCCGTCAGAGGCACCTTCCTCGGTGATGTCCCGGGCGAGATCCCGGATGCTGATCCGGCCGATCTCTTCGGCGGCATAGCCGAGAGCCTTGTCATAGGGCGTGTCACCGTCCTCGTCGGCGGAGAGGAGGCTCTCGCTCTCCTTCCAGATGCCGGCAATGGTGATCAATTCGACACCGGGAACAGTGGGGATGCTGTCGATCGGAGCGTCACGGTAGATACCGCGGGAATCACCAAAATCGGCGCACTCTTCATAGAGACCGTCCTTGGTAGGGGCTGTGGCGAAGATTTCGACCGTCTTCTCGGCGCCGTTTTCGTCCTTTCCGATCTCATCAGACTTGATGGCGGAGATCAGGTCGGTAAGAGCGCCGCCAGAGGTGAGCTCGACGTAGAGAAGGAAAGCTTCCGGATCATCGATGTACCCGGCTTCACCGTGACCGATGGAGTCAGCGGCACGCTCGAGGCGGCAGTTGTTGCTGAGCTGAGTGATGGCGGAGTGACCCGCAAGGGCGGCAAAAATTTTGTTCCCGTTCGCGTCTTTCGTAACCAACATGATTTTGTCCTTAGAGAGGTTTAACTTTTGTTGGAATTAATATTAACCTAGGTAAACACAAAAGTAAAGAGCGAGAGAGGGTAAGAACAAAAATTTATGAACGTTGGTTAAAGAAAAAGCCGCCCGAAGGCGGCTTTTATTTAGCGGGATAAATGATTTTGGTTAAAGGTCTTTGAAGCACATGCTTTTTACCACGCGACCGATGAACTTGATGGTAGACGGTCCGTCGATTGGGATTTCAAAGGGTTTATAGGCTGTGTTTGTGCTTATGAAGATAAGCTTCCCAGGAGCTTTCTGAACTCGCTTGATGTAGAGCTCGTCATCGATAAGCGCTGCATAAACTCCATCACGAATGAAGTCGTTATCGGATATATCAATGAAAACCGCGTCTCCGTCATTGATGTCTGGTGACATCGAATCTCCCAAGGCGGTGATGACCTTAATGTTGTCCGGCCTGTAATAAGAGAAATTGCGCTCAAACCAGCGTTTGGACACTAGTAAGCGCTGGACTTGAGGTACCTGCTCAAAATTGATAGTGCCGTACCCGCAGGACCCTTTAAGGTCAACTTTATCAATAGTAACGGTTTCCGATTGTTTCAAGGGCGTCAGTTCGCCGCGCCCATCCATTAGCCAAAGAGGCGATACACCAAGCGTCTGACATGCTCGCGCTACATCTCTGTATTTTGGCTCGACAGTTACTCCGTCTATCCATTTCTTAATGCCGGCACCAGATAACCCTGTGGCTCTCATCAAGTCTGCGGCTGACAGCCCTTTGCGGTCCATGGCAACTCGTAGCCGATCGTTCCAAGATTCCATGTTGATCTCCTAACTTATGAACTAAGGTTAATTCAAGAGTTTGGTTTTGGGGTTTACAATGACATTAACTCAAGTTAATATATAGAAGAATACCGTTAACTTGTGTTTTCTGACCATGATCGACATTTCTATCGAACGCAGGAAGCTGGCTTACACCGAGATTGCATCAAGGTTTAAGTCTCAGACGCAAATGGCGTTGAGCTTTGGCTTATCGCCAGCCGCCATCACCAAATGGAAGCGCTACGGCGTTCCCCAGAGTCAGGTGCCGTTCCTAATGCTGAAGTATCCAGGGCTCAAGGCTTGGGAAGGTCTGCCACGGGGAGTCTGAATATGCACGGGTATAGAGCTACAGACGTAGCGTGGGAAGCTGACGCCAAAACCATGGCTGAGCGGATGGTTTTGCTGGCTATTGCCAAATTTGCTGGAGAGGGCCTGAAAGGATTCCCCTCTGTAGCGCTTATCGCGAAAGTCGCTTGTATGAATGAAAAAACGGCTTATGCCGCTCTCCGCGGATTAGAAAGCCGGGGCGTAATTCGCGTTACCCGTGGCGGTAAAAATAACTCCAACACCTATGAACTTTTAGACGGTTCTACCGAAAACGGTAGTACCGAAAACGGTACACCCAAAAACGGTACTACCGAATTTGGTAGTTCCGGTACCCCCAAAAACGGTAGTTCCGGTACCCCCAAAATTGGGTGTCTAACAAATCAATTAACAAATCAATTAACAGAAGCGCCCGAAAACGTTTTTTCGAGCGCACCCGCCAGTGAGGAAAAACCGACTCCTCCCAAATCTGACGGGAAAAGCAAAAAGCAGCGCTCATCCAAGAAAAAGGAAGACGAAGAACCGCCAATCGATTGCCCGGACGGAATCAACGTTCATTACTTCAACGCTGTGAACGCGGCAAGAAGGAAGAAGCGGGTTCCTGTCTACACCCAGACCACGTGGGGCCTTCACTGCAAAGCCGCGGAGAAATGCGGTCTATCTCCTAACGACGCTCTCGAGATTGCGGCAGAGGCTGGCTGGGCGGGATTCCGGGCTTGCTACTACAAGCCGGATCAGAGAAAGACGTCTGGCCCCGCCAGTGACCCCACTCAGGACATCTTCAAGTAGGGAGACACCCCATGCGCTTACTCGATGCTCTTGATCACAAGTTCGGGACTTCTGTCCTGGTGGTCTTCCATTCCGATCCTACGACGCCTTTCCCGTACGTGAAGGACGTGGTCGATGTCCTTCCTACTGACCGACTCGGCGTCATCGATTGGTCTTTCCTCAAGGGAAAGTGCGTCCAGTGTCTGGCTTTCCCAGACGGAAACAAAAACTTCTCAATCGGATCCACTGGGGACTCTCGGATGCAGTCATGCGTGGATCAGATCAAGGCGGCATTGCCGCTCTTCGTTGTCTTCTCGGCGTACGGACACGAAGGAACAGTCAAAGGGTACGCCAAACGTTATCGAAGAATCCCCGGAGGAGGCAGTACTTATGAGCAGTTTTGATATCAATCCTGAAGACGTGAAGGGTTTCTGGTCAGACAGGGATCCGTCCCCTGACATCATTCCCGCAGCGTCTTTCCAGACCGACCTGATGGAACAGGTCCTGAACCCTGACCTGAATGCCGGCGAAAAGTGTCCGATTCTTCCTACCTTCTCTCTGAGACCGGGTGAGCTGACGGTCTGGGCGGGTAATAACGGTGCCGGCAAAAGCGCTCTCATGTCCCAGATCGCTCTTTCCATGATGATGAACGGAGACTCGGTCTGCCTCCTTTCTTTCGAAATGGATCCGAAAGAAACGATCATGCAGATGATCCGCATGGCGTACGGCCGTTCACTCCTGAGAACTGAGGCAGACAAGGTTTCCAAGTTCTTTGGCTGGTGCGAGAAGCGTTTCTGGATCTACCGGAATCGGGGAGATATCCATCCTAACCACTGCTTTGACGCGGTCGCTTATGCCGCTGGGGAGAAGAAGTGCCGCCACGTCTTCGTGGATAACCTGATGATGCTGACTGGCGGTGGGTCAAGTGATCAGCTTTTCCAGTCTCAGCGAAAGGTTGTGGATACCCTGAAACGCATTTCCGTGGAATTCAGCGCTCATATCCACCTGGTGGCTCATCTCCGGAAACTCAATTCCAATCAGACCGCGAATGAGCTCCCTGACCGCTACTCAATCTCCGGATCCGCTGACATCTCAAATCTGGCGGACAACGTGGTCATTGTCTTCCGCAATTACAAGAAAGAGAAAGAAGCGCAGGACATGAAGACCAAAAATGCCGGCTGGGATCAGGACGCGGACACGGTTCTTCTTCTCGATAAGCAAAGAAAGAACGGGCGACTCGCTAAGCAGAAGCTCTGGTACGAGAGAGGAAGTAGCCAGTTCTGCCTTTCCCCTGAACGTCAGCTGATGGAACTGATGCCGCAGTCACTCTCGGGGATCGATCTTTCAAAGAGCCATCAGGCAGAAGCACTGAGTCCCGAAGGCCCGGGGTGGATTTAACCATGCTTTTTATCCAGCTCAGGGGCCCTGTTATTCACAAAATGCCCGTAAAGGCACCTAGGAGCCTCTCAGAGCGTCTTCCCGAGGAAAAACGATAAATGGGGAACCGAGGAAGCTCAGGAGAACGCTTGTAGGCCGTTTAAACGCGAAATCAGGAAATGAAGAAAAGATGAGGCGGTAAACATGATCTCAGCCAGTTTTATTAATCACACGCTCACGCAGCCAGTCGCCAGAGTCGCCGAGATAGCCGACGCCAAGGAAAAGGCAGCCAAAGATAGGGCCGTCAGAGTCCTGACTGATGAGCGGATGTCCCCGCTGGAAGACCTGCAAAAGTGCGAGGAGCACTTCCAAAAGGTATCGGCTTATGTCGAGGCAAGACGAGAAATCATCTCCCACGCCAAGGGCGCGAGGATCTTCCCTGACGTCATCCCTGAAGATGTCTGGAAGTCTCTGGATATCCTCTGCCGGACTGCACCGGCTATGTACCTTGAAGCCCGGCTAAAGGTCACCATAGGCGTCATCGCGGACGCGTATAAGCGAAAGGGGATAGTCCGTCCTTCTGTCCACGATCATCGCCTGGTGCCGGATGCTTCATGGGTGAAGACTGACAGCGATGTCCGAAAGTACATCAAGCAGCTCAGGGCGTTGCCTGACGGTAGCAGAAAGCGCTTCCCGGCAGTGATTCGGGAGCATATCGCTCGAGCATCGATGAAGCTGCCAATCCC